CTGTAAATAATGCTAAAACACCTACAACTGTTGGCAATTATATTCTTGTTACAAGATTATTAGGTATACCAGATTATAAAGTTAATACAACCATTAACATTTATGATCAACTTAATGGGGCAGGTACTATAATTGGTACTTGCAAAGTAAGAGGTGTAGAATGGGATAATGGTTTAGTATATCAAACATCGACAATATATAAATTATTTGTATTTGATATTGTTATGAATGTTGGTAAAACTTTAACTGGATATGCAAAATCATTTGGTATATCTGGATTTGTAGCTAATATTAGTCCTATTTTAAAGAGATTACCTGGAACAATATCAGGTACAACAACAGCAATTACTGGTTCTGGAACTAACTTTCTTGCATCATTAAGAATTGGTGATTATATTTCTAGTGCTGGACAAGTTAGACGTGTTACTGCAATTGCAAGTAATTCTGCGTTAACTATTGATTCAAATCTCTCGACTGCTCTTAGTGGAACGCCTTTTTCAATATTGTCTACAGATATTGTTGAACCTAATAATTCAGGATTGATTTTCCCATTACGAAATTCATTTATTAAAGCTTCATCTGATATTAGTTATACTGTATTTGAAAGATTTGCTGCTAAAACTATAACTGCCGGTCAAGTAACGTTTGATACTACAGATACTGGCGAATTTGCTTCTTCTGCATCGTATGAAAATTACCTATTATCTACAGCATCAGCAGTTGTTCCAATTACAAGTATAACTGTTGCAGGAACGCAAGTAACAATATACGTAGATAGTGCATATAATGGGCAAAGCGCAGTTTTATCTGCTGCAGTTAATAAAACCGGTGCTACATCAACCAGAAAAACTAAAACTTCAACTATTACTCAAACAGCATATACTACTGCCGCTGCTGGACAAGCCTCGATTTTAAATCTAGGGTATGCTGATGTTTTTAAAGTTTTATCAATTAACATGAAATCAGGTACATTTGCTGCTCCTAGTGGTGCTTATGATATAGATATTTCAGATAGATATGATTTTGATAATGGTCAAAGGGAAACACATTATGATTATAGTCGTTTAACATTAAAATCATCTTTCTCTCCACCTACAGCTCCTGTTCAAGTATTTTTTGAATATTTTGCACATGGTACTGGAGATTATTTTACTGTTGAATCATATACAGGAGTAGCATATAATGAAATTTCATCATTTGATGGATTCCCATTAAGAGATGCTATTGATTTTCGTCCAGCATATAATGGTTCTTCATGGACATCTACTACATTTTTACCAAAAAGAGCTGTTGATGTAAACATAGATTATGATTATTATTTGCCCCGACTAGATAAAATCTATCTTAATTATACAGGTAATTTTGTTAATATTAAAGGTACTCCAAATATACCTCTTTTACAACCAGTGTCTCTGTCAACTGGTATGGAGTTGTATTCATTAACTATTGCTCCATATACGTTAGATACTACTACTAACAATGTTATTTTCACAAAAACTGAAAATAAACGCTATACTATGCGTGATATAGGTAAACTAGAAAAACGTGTTGAAAATTTAGAATATTATACAGCTTTGTCATTGTTAGAACAAGAAACAACTACACTAAAAGTAACAGATAGTTCAGGTTTGGATAGATACCAAAATGGATTTATTGTAGATAGTTTCAATGGTCATGGTGTAGGTAATACGTTCTCACCTGATTACTTATGCGCGATTGATCAAGAAAATAATCAATTGCGACCATTTTATACAATGCAAAATATTAATATAATTGAGAAAAATAAAACTGAAGGTGCTAGAACATCAAGCAGTTATAAAATGTACGGTGATATTATAACTTTGCCAGTAGTAGATCATGTTAAAATTGCAGAACAAACTATAGGTTCAAGAACTGAACGAATTAATCCATTTGCAATTTTTACTTTCTTAGGCAAAATGGAATTAACTCCGTCATCTGATGATTGGTTTGAAATAAACCGTAAACCGGATATTATTAATAATGTTGAAGGTAATTATAATACTATTAAAGTATTAGCAGAATCTTCAGGTGTTCTTGGTACTATTTGGAATGCTTGGCAAACCCAATGGTCTGGAACACCTGTAATTACTAATACATATGGTGGACAACTAGCTAAACAAGCTCAAGCCCGAGGATTAACAGGAGAAAACTTTTCAACAGGTGGTAATTGGAGTATTTATGCAGGTTCTTATACTCTTACAACTTCAACTGCAACTACAAAAGGACAATCTAGAACAGGCGTTAATACAACCCTAGTTGCTAGAGTAGATACTCAATTGACAGAAGACAGAATTGTTTCTTCGGCAGTTATTCCATATATTAGATCTAGAAATGTATTAATTCAAGCAAAAGCTTTAAAACCAGGAACACGATTTTATCCATTTTTTGAAAATATAGATATATCTAAATATTGTACTCCTTCCACAAAATTAAATCTTGGAACTTCTGTTAGTGGAATATTTGATCATACTTCTAATGTTGGTGGAGATTCTTCAGGGACTAAACGTAGAATAAATGGTGATACACAAGTTTGTTTAACAAAAGGTGATATTATATTTGTATCACAAAGAAGTGCTACTTCATATCAAACACCTGATTCTTCTGGATGTCCTGCAACAGCAGTTATTGTTGATGTAGAATACAATCCAACTACTGGACATAAATCAATATTTGTAGTTAATATTAAAGGTACATTCTTATCTGGTGATACTGTAAAAGGAAATATAAGTCTTGCTACTGGTACATTAACAGCCGCTCCTACAGCAAAAGTATTAGGTAACTCATTAACAACTAGTTTTAATGGTAGTGTTAGTTTGTTGTTTGATATTCCTAATACTGATAGTGTTAGATTTAGAACAGGTAAACGTGAATTTAAACTTCAAGATACTACTACACCTCTAGGATCTTTTGATTCTAGAGGCAGTAACATGTATGAAGCAAATGGAATTTTACAAACTAAGGAAGCAACATACACTGCAACAAGAAATGGTATATTAGTACAAGAACGTTTAACAGATAATCAGATTATTACAGAAACATCTGAACGGGTTGTTACAGGCACAGGTTGGTATGATCCTCTTGCTCAAACCTTTACAATTAAAGATCAACCTGGAGGTTGTTTCTTAACAAAAGTAGATATATTCTTTGCTAAGAAAGATCCTAGCCTTTCTGTGACTCTGCAAATACGTGATACAGTTAATGGATATCCAGGTGCAACTATTTTACCTTTTAGTGAAGTTACACTAGAGACTGATAAAATTAATTTATCTTCAACAATTGTTAGTGTTACAGGCGAAGGTACTGTACCCATACCATATCCAAAATATGATACACCCACAACATTTACTTTTAAAAGTCCGGTGTATGTAAAAAATTTAACGGATTATGCAATTGTATTAGTAAGCGATTCTATTCTTTATAGAGTTTGGATTTCTGAAATGGGCAATGATATTCCAGATTCTTCTCAAACAGTAGACAAACAACCATATGCAGGTGTATTGTATAAATCACAAAATGGTCAATCATGGACTCCATGTGATACGCAAGATATGAAATTTACAGTATACAGAGCTAAATTTGATGTAACTGCATTAGGTACTGTTGAATTTATTAATGATGTAATTCCAACTACTAAAATTACAACAGATTCAGTTGATGCATATCCATTCCAAACAACTAGTGGTTCTCCAGTTGTTAGAATCTGGAACCAAGATCATGGTATGCCTTCAGGAAGCACAGTTAGAATTAGCGGCATAGTTAATACCGTAAAAGGTATTACCGCAGCTAATTTAAACGGTGATAGAATCATAGCAAATGTTGATTCAGATTCATATACAATTACTGCCGGAAGCAATGCTACATCTTCTGGATATGCTGGACCTTCAGGTACAACTGAAGAATGGTTATTATCTAAAAATATCCAATATGATGTTATTCAACCTTCATTTGCTAATTTAAATTTCCCTGAAACTAGTATTAATTATAAAATTAGAACTGCATCTGGAAAATCTGTTGATGGTTCTCAAACACCTTATGTTTTAGATGCTGCGTCAGTTCCATGTGTTTCAAATGATTTAAATTATTTTTATACTCCAAGGATGATAGTATCTGAAGTTAATGAAGCAAATGCTGGTTTAGGTGGAATAAAACCATTAACTATTACAGCAGAAATGAAAACTACAAAAGATAGTTTATCTCCTATTATTGATACTCATAGGGTTAGTGCAATATTGGTATCTAATAAGATTAATAAACCTTCAGAAAGTATTACCAATATTGCTGTAATTGATGAAGTATCTGTATTTACTGGAACTGGATTAACTTTTAATACTAAAACTTCAGATCTAGTATATGGACATGCTTCTATTAGTAGTACAAATGCAACATTCCGAGATAATTTAAAAGCAGTTGCTATTGGATCATATGTTACTATTGCAGGAACAACTTCATCATTAAATAATGGTACATTGCTAGTAACTCATATTACGGATGATGGTACCACAGGAAAAATGTTTGTAATTGGTAAAGATTTTGTAAGTCAAAGTTCAGTAGCTGGAACTACCGTAGTTAATAGAGTAATGTTCAAAGATGAAATTACTCCTGCAGGAAGTTCAACTATTAGTAAATATGTTTCTAATAATATTATACTTAATCAAGTTTGTGGATATTTAAAAATAAATTTTGCGGCAAATGTACCTGTAGGTTCTGATGTATTTGTATATTATAAAGCTGTAAAATCAAGTGATATTGAAGGTTTAAATTGGATTAAAATAGAACCTCCTACACCGGTAATAAAAAATGATTTAGGTGATTTCACATATACAGATTATCATTATAATATAGAAACTGATAAAATTATTACTGTAGATTCTATTAGTGGTGTTTCTGGAGCAAGTACTATTGTAATACCCACAACTTTAGGTGTTTCAGTTGGTGCTCTAGTAACAGGTATTGGTGTAGGTACTGCCGCAGTAATTACTAAGATTGATGCAGGTACAGGTGCAACTGCAGGACAATCTACATTAACCATGTCTGTTGTAAATGAAAGTACTGTTCAGGGTAGTGTTAATATTCATTCAATTAATGGTCAATTTGATACTGTTACTGTTAAGTTAGTGATGCAATCTACAAATACATGTGCTGTACCAACTATTAAAGATTTGAGAATTATTGCTTGCGCATAATATGAAATATTTAAAAGTAACAGGAAATAGTGATTTAGTACGGGATGTAGAGTCCCGTGCTATAATTAACACTTCGGATAATGGTTATAATGAATTTATGATTAAAAGAAATTTGCAATTATATCAAAGGGATTTGATTGCACGTCAAAATAATGAAATACAGGTATTGAAAAATGATATTAGTGATATAAAACAAATGTTACTAACATTAATAAGTAATAAATAAGTAAATAAGTAAATATACTGTTAACAGGATAAATTAATGGCTGCTATAACTACTCGATCAACCTCTGGAACTGGAGCTACAGTTAAAAACTCAACATTAACTAATACTGAGGTTGATAACAACTTTATTAATTTAAATGTTGATATACAAACAAGATTATTAAAAACAGGCGGAACAACTTTATATATTGGTAGCCAGGCAAATTCTACAAGATTTCCAAATTCAGTTGCCGTATTTTCAGATGTTGCATCCGGTATTCAAAAAAATGAAGCACACAATATTGGATTAGTATCAGAGAAAACCGGAACCTTTTTAGCTAAAACTATTATTACAGGTTCATCCGGTGGAACTACTATTACACTTAGTGACGTAACAGGAATATACATTGGACAAGTTGTTTCTGCAACTGGGGTAGCTAGTGAAGCTATTATAACAAATATTAATACTGGAACAAATGTAGTCACACTATCTATTGCTAATGTTGGAACTCCTTCTGGTACTGCTAATATAATAGCATACGGTGTAGGAGCATATGGTGTAGGATATACTTCTGGTGGGTGTACAGGTATTGGTATAGTAGGTGAAGCTCATGTAAATATAAGTAGTGCTTCAGGAAAAGCAATTGGAGTTAAAGGATATTCTAATGATACTCACGCAAGTGGTTCTAATATAGGTTTATATGCTTCTGCCGAGAATGGTCTTACAAATTATAGTTTATATTTAAATAAAGGTAATATTTATAGTGAAAGTACTGTAAATAAAATTTGGTATTTGAATTCAAATTTAACTTTTTCAAATG